TTTAGGAAATTTTACAAAATATAGAAGAGCGAGACCTTGTATTCATAGATATCTTGATCAACATATGAGATCACCTATGGTACCTGTTGGAGCTGAAGATTGGGGAACAGCACTCTTTTTACCTGTAGAAAGATTTAGAGGAATGGACAAAACTGCAGTTTGGGCTGAAAGTCGATCTATTATGCAAAACATTCACTTATAAGGAAACATAATGTCGGGAACACCGTTGAGTCCAAGCGACTTCATGTCAAAAGTTGGTAACCAAGGAGGCATATCAACTAGAAATAAATTTTCGGTTATGGTTGTACCTCCAACAGATATGCCGCAGCTAGCTTCCGGAACGTCAACTTCAGCGCAAATGGTTTGTCATACAATACAGTTGCCCGGAAAATCATTAAGTCGAACAGAAGATAGAATATATGGTATAGATGTCCAAAAACCATATGGCGTTACATTCGAACCAGTAACATTAGCCTTCTACAATACAAATAATTTTCCCGCTCGTTTTTTCTGGGAGCAATGGTTGGAATGGATACAACCGGCCGGTTCGCGCAATATTCGATATTATTCAGAGATGATAGGACGGATACAAATTTATCACTATTCTGAGGATATTGAATCGCCAGTTCCCGGTAAAGAAAATTATGTCATGACATTAAATGAAGCGTATCCTATGTCTATAGAAGAAGTAGAACTCGGTTGGGATAATCAAGATGTAATGGACTTTCAAGTTCAAATATCATATAAAGACTGGTCACAACCAAAAGTGTCCACAGCAGGTGCCCGCGCGGGCACAGCCACTCGGGATACTGGTGGTAGTAGACAAGGCAGTGCAAGAGATTTTTAGATAGAAGAATACAATATAATACATTATAGGAGAATATTATGGCATTACCAAAAGTGGCAACATCCACTCATGAATTGACAATCCCTTCAACGGGACAAAAAATTAAATACAGACCTTTTCTTGTAAAAGAAGAAAAGTTATTAATGATGGCAGCTGAAGGTGGCAGTGAATCAATAAGTGAAGCAATAAAAAGTGTTTTACGGGCATGTACTCAAAGTAAACTTGACATTCAAACACTTGCACCTTTCGATATTGAATACTACTTTCTTCAACTAAGGGGAAAGTCCGTTGGTGATGAAATCAAACTTAGTTTACTACGGCCAGAATCAATGGAGTGTGAATGTAGTAAAGAAAAGACTTGTAATATAACACTTAGTATTGATGATATAGAATTAGATAAAACAAAAATACGTGATGGTAAAATAAATATCACTGGTGATATTGGAATAAAATTAAAATATCCAGACTTAAATGCCATGCAAAGTTTTGTAGGAACGGACAGAGCACCAACTGCTGATGAAGTGTTTAAAATAATATCAGATAGTATTGAATATATTTGGGAAGGTGATGATATATATAAATCAAGGGATACAAGTAAAGAAGAATTAAATGATTTTATAGAATCATTAAACACGGAACAATTTACTAAGGTTAGAGAATTCTTTGAAGATATGCCAAAATTATATAAAGAGGTTGATTGGGTATGTCCTGAATGTAAGAAATCTGTGAAGGTGATGTTGGAGGGAATAGACACTTTTTTCGTATAGCGCTGAATCACGATTCCCTGGAAAATCACTTTAAAACAAACTTTTCCATGATTCAGCATCATAAGTGGAGTCTTACCGAATTAGAAAATATGATGCCATTTGAAAGACAAATTTATGTTATATTGTTACAACAATGGATTAAAGAAGAAAACGATAGAATAGCAGAACAAAATAGACAAGCTAAACAAAGGAAGTAAATGGCTGAAGCCGAACAAAATTCAAATGCCAAGTTAAGTGAAGTTAGTTCTAAACTTTCAACATTAAATAAATCACAGGATACCGGTCTAGGTAATATCAAGTCATTAACAGAAACACTAGTTTCACAGGGACAATCTGCCGCCGATTCTGCGGATGCAGTAGCTAGAGTGACAAGAGAAAATCAAAGAGAAGCAGCTAGAGCCAGAAAAGATAAAGCTGGTGCACAGGATGTTAATGTTTTGAATTGGCAAAAAAATGAAGAAGGTAGTGGACTCATGGGTGGTCTCATGGATTTCTTTGGCCAAAGATTTGCATTTAAAGGATTAAAAGGATTTTCATTAGGTGGTCTATTTGCAAAAGGTGGAATAACAAAAATGTTGGCCGCATTAGGCACAACTATATTTGCAGGAGTTAAAACAGCATTTGCAGGAATCGGAGCAAAATTTACAGCATTACTGGGACCCACACTTTTGAAATTCATGGGCCCTGCTGCAATAGTTGCTGGTTTAGTAATGGCACTCAAGAGTGGTTTCGATGGTGCTATGAATGCTATGGATTGGGGTGTGAGTAAGATTTCTGGTTTTCTTGGTGGATTCTTTGCAGGAGAGGCCGATGGTGGTATTAAGAATATGTTTAAAAATGCAGGAAAATGGGCAATGATAGGAGCAGGATTAGGAAGTGTTGTTCCTGTAATCGGAACACTTGTTGGAGGATTAGTTGGCGCCGCTATCGGAGGAATACTTGGTCTTATTGGGGCAAAGAAAGTAGCTGCAGCTTTTGATAAAATTGGTGCATGGTTCAAATCAGCATGGCAAGGTATTACGAACTTCATGTCAGAAGTATGGGACAAAGTAGTAACTTGGTTTAAAGAATTATGGTCATTCGATTATGGTGCAGCGATTTCTGAAGGATGGACAAATCTTTCTGCTTACGTAGGAGGAGTCTGGAATGATATAGTAGATTGGTTTAAAACTGTATTTACGTTTTTAGGTGTTGATACAGCGTGGACAAGTTTAACAGGATTCGTATCAGAAAAATGGGTACAAGTTAAGAAATGGTTTGAAGATTTGCTGACATTTGAAGGTGATGGTGGAGAAAAAATAGGAATAGGTGAAAAAATTATACAACTATTTGCAAAGATTCCAGATAAAATAGTAGCTCTATTTGAAAAAATAGTTCAATCAGTTAAAGATATATTCAAATCAATAAAGCTTCCTTCTTTGTTGGGTGGTGAAGCTTCACCTGAAGAAAAGAAAAAAGAACAGAATGAAAATAGAATAGAAATAGAAAATAAAATAGCAGAACACAAAAAAGAAATAGCGGCCGGAGATACTAGAACAACGATGGGATTTTCGCGTAAGGCCGAAATAGCAAAATTAGAAAAAGAATTAGCTGCAATGCCTGAAATAGCTACAGGGGGACCAATCTTAGAGACTGGACCCGCCGTAGTACATAAAGGTGAATTAATGATGGATAATAACGCGGCCACGATGATGCTCCGATCTGCTGAATTACTCTCAAAATTAGAATATCAAAATTGGATGGCAAAAAGTGAAACAAAAACTACAGGATCTCAACCAATGGTTATCAATAACAACACCCAAAGTAATGTAAGAACCTCAAATGCGCCAATGCTGGCCATGTCTCCTCCAATTAATCCACATACAAGAAATCAACTTCCCGGAACAGCGTAGATTACTCTTCAGCAAGTTGCTTGAAATAACTCATATCATCTTCGGTCTCTGCCGTTGCTGCTGATGCTATTTCAGGTGCAATTTCTTCTTTAGGTTTGAAGGGTTGTCCACCATCAAAAGGAGGAGTACTCTTAGTTACATTATGGACTCCCGGAGGATGAACTTCTGGGTTTGATGTTAAACCAAGAACACGATCCATTTTCTCTTTCAGATCGGCATAAGTCTTAAAGTTTTTAGGATCAGTAAACTCTGCTAAAGAATGTTCCTTCTTCCAGATGTCTTCCATCTTAGAATCATCTTCATCAAGAGCTGAAGGGTTTTCAAATTCACTCTTATCATAGTTCGAAAAACCATCGACCTTACGAATCTTGATTTTGAAATTGGCACCTTCCCACAAATCAAAAGGATTTACTGGAGTCTCATCTTCAAATTCGGGATTCATCTTATCATTAAGTTTGTCCCAAATCTTCTTACCAAACTTATACAAACGAATAGTACCTTCGTTCTGAGGATTAGCTGGGTCTTTGAGTACATAAACATTAGAAATGTAAGTGAGTCTACGTTTCTGTTTACGAGCAATCTCTTTGTTTGCCTCAATACCAGAATTCCAAAGAGTTGAATTATACTCACTTACTGGATCTTTCTGACCGAGAGTTGTCAAAGAGTTTTCAATATACCATCCACCGGGGCCCTGAAATCCGTGATTCCAAGTACGTGCCCACGGAAGGTCTTCTCCATCTGGAGCAGGTAGAAATCGAACAACGGCCATTCCGTTGCCTGACTTGTCCAATTCTGGACGCCAGAAGCGATCATCGTCACCTTGACCCTGTGAGGGTGCATTGAGTTTTGCTGTTTCTT